TAGGTGTTGAGGCTAACATCCACTCTACGAATGTCTTTGCGGCATCCCATATAGGTGTTGGCACTTCAGCAACTTCTAATACTTTTGATGTTCGGGGTACAGCCAATGTGGGTGCCCTCGTTGCAACATCTACCCATATTTCAGACTCAACTATATCTGACTCAAAGACCAATGGTGCTCTTATAGTAACTGGAGGTGCGGGTATAGGTGGAGATCTCTACGCAGCTGACACGACTCTGGATAGTGTTAAGCTTTTAAATATGTCAACCAGTGGTCACGTACCAATTACAGATGCATCTAAAAAACTAATTGATTCTCTCATTACTCAAAATGCAGATGGATCAATTGTAATTTCTGCCAATGTAGAAATTTCGGGTAATATATCTGTTTTGGGTAATTCATTTGCGATTACCTCCAATGACTTGATTATTAATGACCGTATTATTGATATAGCTAACAATAACATCTCTAACGAGTTGGATGTTGGTATTCTCATGGAACATCCCGGTAAGAATATATTCATTGGTCATCATACCAGTCCTCATGATGACTTTTCTATAGGTTATACATCTAACGGATATGCCGCGGATCACATAGACTGGAATGGAGAAGATCATATTACTGCAAACATTTGGGGACACCTCATCACACAAAACACTGTGACAGTTCAATACGGGAATGTATACATTGTTGATGGTGGACTCGGTATTGGAATTGGGGATGGTGAGAATGACAATGTTCCAGACTCAAAGTTGTATGTAACGGGTAATGCTCACGTAACTTCAAACATTTCTACAGATTCTAATGTTATTATTGGTGCTGCAACCGAGGCTACTTCAAAGACGACAGGTGCTCTCCGAGTGACCGGTGGTGTGGGTATAGGAGAAAATCTATTCGTTGGAGGGACGGGTAAAATTGAAAATGATACAGATGCTTCCTCAACTACAAGCGGTGCTTTAAAGGTTGTAGGTGGTCTAGGGGTTGCTAAGACCATCTTCGCGGCTGACATGTCATCTGGAAGTGTTATCGTAACGGATGACACTACATCTGATAGTGCAACTACAGGTGCCCTCAAGGTTACGGGTGGTGTAAGTACCCAAGAAAACTTAAACGTTGGTGGTGTTACCAAGGTTTGGGATGGTACAAATGCAACTGATACAACTACAGGTGCCTTACAAGTTGTAGGTGGTTTAGGAGTTGCCAAGACTGTCTTTGCAGCCGATATGTCATCCGGTAGTGTCACAGTAACTGATAATACTACATCTACAACAAAAGATACAGGTGCTTTAATAGTTACAACAGGTGGTGTGGGTATAGAAGAAAACCTAAATGTTGGAGGAGTAACCAAGGTTTGGGACGCTACAGATGCTGGTGCTACGAACCAGGGTGCCTTACAGGTTGTAGGTGGTCTAGGAGTTGCCAAGACTGTCTTCGCGGCTGACATGTCATCTGGAAGTGTTATTGTAACGGATGACACTACTTCAACTACTGCTACAACAGGTGCCCTCAAGGTTACAGGTGGTGTAAGTACCCAAGAAAACCTAAACGTTGGAGGAGTAACCAAGGTTTGGGACGCTACAAATGCAACCGATACAACTACAGGTGCTTTAAAGGTTGTAGGTGGTCTAGGAGTTGCCAAGACTATCTTTGCAGCGGACCTGTCATCTGGGAGTGTTATCGTAACAGATAATACTACATCTGATAGTGCAACTACAGGTGCCCTCAAGGTTACAGGTGGTGTAAGTACCCAAGAAAACCTAAACGTCGGTGGAGTAACGAAGGTTTGGGACGCTACAGATGCTGGTGCTACGAACCAGGGTGCCTTACAGGTTGTGGGTGGTCTAGGGGTTGCCAAGACTGTCTTCGCGGCTGATATGTCATCTGGAAGTGTCACAGTGACAGATACTACTACATCTGATAGTGCAACTACAGGTGCTCTCAAGGTTGCCGGTGGTATCAGTACCCAAGAAAACCTAAACGTCGGTGGTGATCTCAAGGTAGATACTTCTATATTAGTGGTAAACTCTACAACAAATCGTGTTGGTATTAATAAAGCAGTTCCAGCTTACACCCTAGATGTTGATGGTGATATTAACTTCACAGGCACCTTTAGAGAAAATGGTGATCAATTCGTGAGTACACCATGGGAAATTGAATCGAATCCCACTGCACTCAGTTACATAAATGGATTTGTAGGTATTGGTGAGGCTACACCCGATGCAACCTTACACATTACAGGAAATGCATATGTGACAACTAATTTACATGCTTCAAACGTATACACACAAGGTGGTCTTATTACAAACAGGGCGGGTACCTGTAAGAAGACGTATTCTCACACAGGAACATTCCCAGATGGTGCCACGGAAGCTCAAACAAACATTGGTATAGTTTTTACAAACCACGTATTCCAAGCAAAAATATATGCAACCCTGATAGAAGGTGCAGATACTGTAAGTAATATGACAGTTGATTGTGGGGGTGGTAATCTCAATGGGGATACTCCAGCTAATTCAATTGTAGTAGGTCCCGTGTCAATTTTCGGACAAAGTGCATCGGCATGGGACCCAGTTGTAGCATCAACTACAACAACGGTAACAATTAAAGCGGATGCAGCGCTTACAGGGGCTGGTGCTTACAATATATTTGTTGAATATCTATCGGCACACACAGGTGGTACAGTTGTGAAGTTTACAGAAGGTGGTTCGGACGAAATCACATTTAATTATTAATTTTACAATCAAAAGTGTATAAAATATTTTACGAAACACAAATTTCGTAAAATACATTTTAAAAAAAACTGGGGTAATAATAGTAATGACTACAAATATCCAAACATTCTCAGGGAACGTGGGAATTGGCACGAACGATCCCGGTAGTTTCAAGCTTAACGTAAATGGTAGTGTATCTGCAACATCTTTAACTGTGGGTGGTATTACTAATTCGGAAGTTCCATCAGGACTTATCGCTATGTGGAGTGGTGCTTTAGACGATTTACCAACCGGTTGGAAAATTTGTGATGGTACCAATAGTACACCCGATTTAGCAAATAAGTTTATTTTGGGTTCAGAACAGGATGGCGGTGGTGATCCCACGGTAGGTCAGTCAGGTGGTGCACATGATAAAACTTTGCTTGAAGCTAATTTGCCTGCTCACGATCATAGTGTTTCTGTTAGCCAGGCCGGTCAGCACGCTCATCCAAACACTGGTCAGTCTGGCCATCACTGTCATGGTGTATCAACTGAGTATGGCTATCGTCGTATGGGTACATATGGTGCAAATCAGAACTCCATAGGAAACTTCAACGGATACCGTCTTGATATCGCATACGCACCTCTTCGGCGAAGTCAGCCCGGTTCAAACATGTATGCAGACTGTGGAGGACAACACGCACACTCGGTCCCTCAAGGTGGTCAACACGCTCACCCAGCTACTGAGTCACAGGTAGGTAGTGGGACCTCATTTGATGTTAAACCAGCATATTATGTACTGGCATTTATTATGAAGATTTAATTATAGTTATACAATATAATGAATCTTCGTTTAGTTCTAGAACGTATGACAACTACAGGTGATTCGTGGTCATTTACAGATAGTACGGGTGGTGACAATGAAGTATATGAAAATTTAATTTGGAATGAAGAAAATGAGACACAAAAACCAACTTTAGAACAGTGTCAGAATAAATGGAATCAAATGTTAATAGACGAACCCCTTGAAGCTTTACGTCAACATCGTAATAGTTTACTTTCAGAATGTGACTGGGTGGTTATTCGCGCTTACAGCCAGGGAGTTGAAGTACCAACCGAATGGGCTAATTACATGCAAGCTTTAAGAGATTTACCCGCAAATGTAACTGCTGTCTTAGATTCAAATTTATTGAATATCACAAACATGGAAATATTTCCAACCAAACCAGATTTGATTTAAAAATAAACTCTCACTATAATATAAAATGTCTGGTGGTATTGCCCAACTCGTCGCTGTCGGCGCTCAGGATGCGCACCTCGTCGGTCAGCCTGAAATCAGCTTTTTTAGGTCTACCTATAAGCGCCATACTAACTTCTCCCAAACCGTGGAACGTCAGGTGATCCAGGGTAACGTGTCCAACGGTGGTATGTCCACTGTGCGCTTCGAACGCAAGGGTGACCTCCTCAACTATGTGTACTTGGTTGTAAACAATGGTTCTCTTGTACAAGCGGAGTCTAGTTGGACTTCTCTAATTGATAAAGTCGAGCTCTTAGTGGGGGGTCAAGTTGTCGATGAACAAGATTCTACCTACTCTACCCTCATTGCCCCCACCCTCTCGGCTACCTCTTCCTCTAAGTCTGTCGCGGGTGATCTTTTCGGTGGTTCCACTAACGAGAATTTCTACCCTCTCCGTTTCGCTTTCTGTGAGAACTGGCAGACTGCTCTCCCACTTATTGCCCTACAGTATCACGATGTAGAATTGCGTATCACTTGGGGTGCTAACGCTGCCGACTCTAGTCGTAAGTGGGATGTCTACGCGAATTACGCGTATCTTGACACCAACGAGCGTGATTACTTCGCCTCTACTCCTCAAAACATGATTATTACCCAGGTCCAGAAGGCTACCGCCTCTGGTTCCAAGATTCAGGAGCTTAATTTCAACCATCCAGTCAAGTATCTCGCGGCTGCTAACGCCTCTGGTGTTAACATCCTCGGTAACGACGGCTCGGTTGACAACAAGATCAAGCTCCAAATCAACGGTACTGATGTGGCCGACTATAAGTTTGGTAACCCCAACTTCTCCTCCGTGCCTCTCTACTACCACACTTCCCACGCGAGCTCCGCGGTTGCTTCTCCCACTGTTGAGAAGCTCTTCGTGTACCCATTCTGTCTCGATGCCGCCAAGGTCCAGCCCACTGGCACCCTAAATTTCAGCCGACTTGACTCTGCTCGTATTATGAACGACCGCAATGATTCTGATGACGCTATTTATGCCGTCAATTTCAACATTTTACGTGTTGAGAATGGTATGGGCGGTCTCCTCTACAGTAACTAAATCTCTTTGTAAATAATAAATATGTGGAAACTTGTTTTCCTACTCGCCATCGTTTTTGTATTGACGTACGATCCAAAATCCAGGACACTTGAAAAGTTTGTTGGTCAGCCCACGCCACCAACTCAAAGGTCTTGTGAAGATACGCATTACCA